CGATCCAGTTACTGGTCGTAAAATTGCGAATATCTATGAAGATAGCGCAAAGGATGGTAGACTTATTGGTAAAAGTTCTCTAAACAGTGCAAGTATTGGTTTAGGAGTTAACGGAAACCATAGTAATGACGCAGTTATTGTTCGTAAGTTTCACTTGTGGGGCTTGAAGAATAATGTGCAAACAGGTACAATCCACGACGCTTTTTTCACGAATATCGGAGAAGCTCGCCGTGCCAAAGACGCCCTAAGAACCATCTACGCAGATGCTCTTGAAGGCGATACAATTCGTAAAACTCTGGCAAAGATGAAAAAAGAAGGTCTTTCTGATAAATCTTACAGAGCATTGCTTGACGAAGCAAAACAATTAGGATTAATTGATCCGCCTAATAAACTTACTAGAGCGGACATATTAGCCGACTTTAAAGAAGGAGAGGATTGGTATGGTATCGGTCCTTGATCTATTTACAGTTATAGTTTATTTGTAATAGCCTATAACTTCTATTTTAACGGGGTCTGTGACTCTAATCATATTAAACTCAGTCTGTGACTGGAAAGGATTATCAATGAGTATTGAAGAATTAAAAGCAAATATCGCTGAAAAAGAACGTAATCTTGCTGCAATGGAGGAGGACGATGAGTCTTATGCTGCTGCAAAGGCTGAAGTTGATGCTCTTAAACAAGAGCTAGCAAAGGCAGAAAAAGGTGACGATACTAATAATACTAGCGATAAGAAAGATGATATCGAAGCTATTGTCGAAGAACGACTAGCTAAGATGAAAGCTAATATGGACCGTATGGCCAAGGAGCGTGATGAAGCCTTCAAACTTAAAGCGGAAATGGAAAAGTCAAAGAAAGACGCCGACATTGCTCGCATGAAAGAAGAAGGGAAGATTCAAGAAGCTCTCGAAATGGAATTAGCGGAGGCGAAAGCTAAGCTATCTCTATATGAACAAGATATCACTTCACTACGCCGTGATAGCGTTGTAAATGATGCTCTTGCTGGTCTTGAGTTCCGTAATGAGAAATCCCGAGAGATGGCTCGCCGAGAAATCGTAGATGACCTAATCCAAAACGATCAGGGTCAATGGGTCCACAAAACAGGTTCTTCAATTAAAGACTTTATTGAGTCCTACGCTAAAAACGAAGATAACTCCTTCCTGTTCCGTATTAAAGCTAATACTGGCGCAGGTACTAACACTTCTGCTGGCGTCCCAAATACAACACCTAAGAAATCAATTCTTGAGATGTCAACAACAGAAGTACTAGATCTGGCTAAGAAAGGTCAGTTAGGTAACTTTAAATATTAACTATAAATAATAGGATTAAATAAAATGGCTATTACAAACACAGATTTTCAGTCAGTAGCACTCGCAATTTCTGCCTATGCAGACGAAGCCTACACCACTGAGCGTAAACTAAACTCAACTGGTATCGTTGGTCAGCGTAGCGATATTACCGCAGATGGTGAATCATTCATTGGTCAATTCCGTTGGTACAAGCCCCTATCAGCTAACATCAACGTTCCTTCACTAAGCAACGCTGCTGCTGGTTCATACACCGACATCACCACTGACATTGCAAACTATGTCAAGACTGTTCGTACCTTTGGTGCGCAGCAAGTAAACCTTCAGGAAGTCGTAACCAAGCAAGATGGTCTTGCTAAGATTGCTCGTGACTTTGCTCAGGTTCGTGGCGAAGATGAAGGCAATGCACTTATGGCCGTCCTAAAGGGTGTTTCTGCTTCTGAAGTTGCTCTCGGCGATGCAGGTGGTTCAGGTAACGGTGGTATCGTTGACTTTGATACTGATGCAGATGCTTCTGCAACTGGTTTCTTCGTAGATGTAAATGCTGCTGGTGCTTTCGGTGCTGCTGCTACTGGTTCTTCCGACGCACGTCGCCTCTTCGACTCTACCGCTATCGGTGCTGCTCGTGGTGAGCGTCTATTCCGGGCTATCGGCATGGGCTTCAAAGACTATGAGCCTGCTTACATGTATCTAGTAACTTCACCCGAAGTTATGGCTGAGATGCGTGCTGCTAACCTCGTTGACCAGACTAAAGTTCAGGATGGTAACCTTGAGTTTGACACCATCTTCGGTGGTAAGTTCCGTCTAGTCATGACCCGTGCAAACCAGATGCTCTCTGGTGCTGCTACTGGCGACCTAAACGCACAATCAACCAAGTGCTCATTCATCATCAAGCCTTCTTCAGTCGCTGCTGCTGGCGTTATGGTTCCAACTCCTGTTGAAGTTGACCGTGACCCTGCTTCCTACACTGGTGGTGGCTCAACCAACATCTGGTATCGTTATGGCTTCATCATGCACCCACAAGGTTATGACTGGGCGGGCGCTACTAACGCTTTCGCAACCAATGCTAACTACGCTGCGGCTGCTTCTTGGACTCGTAAGATGGACTACCTAAACCTAGGTATTCTCCCAGTCTTCCACTCATAATTATTAGGAGGGGCTAATGGCACTAGAACTAAACACAAATAGTTATGTAACAGTAGATAATGCTGATTCATACTTTGAAACTCGTATTGATAGTGCCGCTTGGTTTGACGCTTCAGATGAGGTTAAAGAACAAGCATTAGTTACTGCAACTCAGCTTGTAGATGACAATGCTTGGATTGGCTCTGCTGTTAGCCCTTCTCAGGCTCTGGCTTGGCCTCGTAAATATGCAATCTACTACGATCAAAGATTAGGTCAAGAGATTTCCTTCTCTGTTACCGAAATTCCAGAGAGGCTTAAGACTGCTATTTACGAGCAAGCATTACATCTTGTTAATAATGAAGATCTTTTAGCTGGAACTACTCAGACCTTTGAGTCGATTTCTATTGGCAACATTAGTATTTCAGACTCTAATAATGATGTTACAAGAGTTCCGATGAAGCCATCTATTGTCATGAAGCTTATTAAGCCACTAATCAAGGTTGGTGCTAGTGGGCTTGGTGCAGGCTGGTGGAGGGCCAACTAATGTCATTAAAGCGCAAACTGCAGGCAGCAGTAGATAAGGCGTTTAATGCAGCTGGAGATTTGAAACTTTCCGGAAAACTTCTAGGGGAAAAAGTAACAGGTTACGACTTAACGCTTGGCGAAGTTGTAAGCACTCAAGCAAAGACTTTAAACCTAAAAGTTATCCTAACAGAATCATCAAAACAGGATGACTCTACAACAACCTATTCCGCCATTATTAAATCTGGGGTAGATCTATCAGTTTATAAGTATTTGCTGGTAAACTCACTACAGTATAAAATTAATGGCTTTGACGATAACGGCTTCGTTATCACTATTTCATTGTCACGGGAGGTATAAATGTTTACAACCGCACTTCGTGATATTGAGCTTAGACTAGCAACCTTTTCAACATCAGTTATGTACCCTTCAGACTATCAGGGCAATATTGCTAATGATTCTGAGTTTTGTAGATACACTGTACTTCCTTCTAACGCTGATGTATATAATAATGATAGAAATAAACATATCAGTGGTATCGTAATTATCGATATTTTTGTAGAAGCAGGAAAAGGCCAAAATAGGGCGTTTCAAATTGCAGATGCATTGAATCAAGTTCTTGAAAACAAGATTCTTACAAATAAAACAGAGCTTGGGGTTTCTTACCTCAATTATGATGGGCAAGATCCGGTTAATCGGTCTCTATCAAGATACAAATATATCATACCATTTAAACTATATGGAGAATAACAAATGGCACATATTTCAAGCCTTCAGGCAGGTGTCTATTCCTACCTAGACATTTACACTGGTGCAACTGACACTGCAGCTTTTGACGAGCTAAACGAGTGGGCAACTGTATTTAACGCTGGTTCAACCACTGGTGTTGTACGTATGCCTTCAGTTCGTGAATTCCCTTCAGTTGGTACTCCTGCAAACATCGTAAACGTTCCTGTTTACGGCCAAGCAACTTCTTCACAGATTCAGGGTCAGGCAGATGCGCCTTCACTCGAAATTACTGTGAACTACGTTGCTGCAGACATGCAGGCAATTCACGCTCTCATCGGTAAGCAGGTCGCTTTCCGCTTTATGATGGCAGCTGCTCCACTAACACTAGCACAGTCTTGCGCTGCAACTATTGCTGCTGAAAACACTGAATTCTTCTTCAACGGTAAAGTTGAAGCTATTCTTGTTAACCCACAGCTAACAGATGCAACCACTGCGACCGTTACTCTTTCTGCTCAGTCAGACTTCTTCGGTCCATTCACAACTGCTGCACCCTAATAGCTGACGTTAAAGAAGAGAGGGGGAGAGATCCCCTTCTCTATCCTTAGAAAGTATTACATATGATAGATAAACCATTTAGCAAAGCATTCGTTATGCGAACTACATTCAAGCATATGAAGCGTAGTGTAGATATTAGTATTGGAAAGTCATTTGAACGTTTTCAAGATTTTGATAACGATTCACAAACAGGGAAAGAGATCATGGAAACCCTTTCTGTTCTCCACACTGTACGCAAAATGCTTGATGACTTTCAAGTAAACAACCCAGAGATCTTTGAAGAAAAAGACCGTATTAAATAAGTAAGGAATATATTATGAGCATGAAGAAACTAGTTGGCAAAAGCATCACAAAGTCAGTAGATTTTATGGGTGATTCAGTAGAGATTAAAAAGCTATCTGTTGCTGAAGTGATGGAAATTCAGAACACAGTCAAGAAGTCTGCAAAATCTGAAACAGAAACAGCACAAATGGCACTACTACGTAAAGTAATCCGTATTGCCGTAAAAGATGCAGAAGAACTAACAGACGCAGACTTTGATACTTTTCCTCTAGATGAACTATCTAAGCTCTCGGAAGCAATTATGGAATTCTCTGGCCTTGGTGAAAAGAACGAGGGAAACTAACAAGAGAAGAAGAAACGATATACCAAATTGCTTTCTTTTTAGGCATTCCAGTATACAAGCTATTAGATGAAATGCCATATACCGAGTTTTTAAAGTGGATTACTTTCTTTGAACAACAACCTTATGGTTGGAGAGACGACTACCGAGCAGGTGTTATTGCTCAGTCTATGGGGCTAAAGGAACCACTTGAGAACGTATTTACATCTATCAGATTGCTAAAAGCAGCAGAAGAAAACTCTAAGAAGCCTGATCAAGCATTACCAAAAGGTATTATGTTAGAGAAGATGCTTAAGGCTAAATCTGGTGATTCACTATCAGTATTGGGGTGGCTAAATGGCAGTGAAAGTTAATTTAGATGTCGTTGACTTCGAAAAAGAAATTAAAAGGGTTGAGCGAGAGATTGCTCAACTTGCTAACCTTGAAATTAATGAGCGAATAGAGTATGCAACCGATACTCTTCGTGTGGTTACTCCTGTTGACACGGGGGAAGCAAGAGAAGGTTGGGAAAATATAAAATATAAAGAAAATGACGGTTACTTAGCTGGTGAAATAGTTAACGAAGTTGAGCATATTGTTTACTTGAACAATGGTCATAGTCAACAAGCTCCTCGTTACTTTATCGAACAAGTTCTAGTTACTGTTGGTGTTTTAACACCCGATGAATAGTCTTGGCCCCTTGATGGCATCTCATAATCGAGATACTGTCTTGGGGCTTTTTTATTAAGGAGGTCTAATATGACTGGTATAAAAATTAAAGTACGGTCAGATAGTACACAAGCACGGGCTGATTTAGGAAGACTAGAAAACTCGGTAAAGAATATTGAAGCTTCAGCTAACCGTGTATCTTCTGCATTTAAGGCAATTACAGTAGGTGCTTCTGTTTTATATTCTGTTAACAAGCTCTCAAAAGCATTTATTAATGCAGGAGATTCTGCTAGAGAATTGAGAAGTAGAATTAAGCTTGTTACTGGTGAAGGCGAACAATTAAATATTGCTATGGATCGCCTCTCTAGAATTGCTAGAAATACCCGTGTTCCTATGGACACAACTGCGAATACCTTTAATAGATTTGGTCTTGCTCTAAAAGGAACCAAAGTCCAAGCTCAAGATCTTTACAGAGTAACTGAGCTTGTAAACAAAACTCTAACTATTTCTGGTACTTCTGGTGCTTCTGCACAAGCCGCCCTTGTTCAGTTTGGACAGGGTCTTGCTTCTGGTACATTAAGAGGTGAAGAACTTAATTCTGTTTTAGAACAAGCTCCAAGGCTTGCTCAAGCAATTGCCGATGGGATGGACCTCCCTCTTGGCAAACTTCGTGAAGTAGCCAAAGATGGTAAGATCACTACAGAACAAATTTTACAGGCACTTCTTGGTCAAGGATACTTAATCGATCAAGAGTTTAAGCTTATTGAAAAGACTGTAAAATCAGTATCCTATGCGCTGAATAGTCAGTTTACAAAAGCATTAGGAAAGATTGATGGCACTCTAGGTTTTTCCTCTAGAGTAATCAAAACTATTGAGAATATCACTGACTACTTATCAAGATTTAATGATGAATACTCGTTAACAATTGCAGGTATTAGATTAGAGGCAGTAATTCTCGCAGGTAATCTAGAAAAAGCATTCCTAGGGATTTCTGATATCCTATTATCAGCTTTCAATGTTGATGTATCTCAAGTTGGTAGAATATTAAAATCAAAAATAGAGGAAATCACATCTTTAATAAACATTCCTACAATTGAACTTGACCCTAGTAAACTGCTTTCAAAACTAAACAAAGAGCTAAAAGCTGTAAAAGACTCTGGAGTTCTAGGACCAAACTCAAAGGCACCTGGATTCAGAGATATTGTTGACGATTCTTCATTCGTTTCAGCTATTACAAACTTACAAAGTATCGCAAATAAGATTCAAAGTATTCTTGTAAGCATTGCTGGCTTCTTTGACGATCTATACATGAGCGTTGTTGGTAATACATCTTGGCTTGATACCTTTACTAATGCAGGTAGTGTGGGGGATGAAGCTCATCTTGCTAAGTTTAAAGAAGTAAGAGATAAAATCGAAGGCGTAATCGATACAATTATTACGTTCTTCTCAAAATTAAAGTCAGGT